GCTCTTCCGATCTGGAAGGTGAGAGCGTTCCAACAGAAGTCAGGCTTGAAGTAACAACAGTACTTTTTAATTCAGTTCCCGTAAGCGTCCCAGCCGCAGCCGTTACTGTTATTGCTCCAGTACCGTCAAAATCAACACCATTAATTGCTCTTGCAGTGGCTAAAGCTGTTGCTGTTGCAGCGTTTCCAGTACAAGATCCCGCAGAACCAGAAGTGTTCCCAGTAACATTGCCAGTTAAATTTCCGACAAATGAAGTTGCGGTTAATGCGCCTGTATTTGAATTGAAAGTAAGACTCGTTGCTGTCTTCGGTGGAAGATTTCCACTTGCCGCTGTTGCGAAGAGAATTGAACAAGAGGTGTCAGTAGATTCCGCAGCAAGAGTAACGTTGGTTGCTGTTGTAGCTGTTGCAGCTGTTCCTGTGTAGTTAGTAGCTGAAAGAACTTGTGTTCCTGCAACTTTTAAAACTTTTCCAGAAGCTAGATCAATATGCTCTGAACTTGTCCATGCATCAGTTGAATTAACCCAATTCCAAGTTTTGTCACTATCAGTTGAATCAATTGTTATTCCAGCGCCATCTACTGCTGCATCATCTCCATTGCCTTTTGCAATCTCTATATTTTTATCTTTTACCGTGAGCGTAGTTGTATCAATCGTTGTTGTTGTGCCACTGACTGTCAAATCGCCCGGAATAGTGACAAGACCAGCCGAGCTGATTGATAACCTTGCACTTCCGCCTGTACTTAAAACAAGTGTATTAGAGCCGCCACTGATTCCTGTATCCTGATCAGAGTTAAACGAAAAAGAAGGGGCTGCCGCTGAACCATCTGGAGCCTTGCTTAATACATTTGCAAAAGTAATCTTTTTATTTTTATCTGCCCCTGATTCACTCTGGTCAATAATTGGCAGGACATCAGTAGCCGCTGGAGCGGTTAAAGCAGTGAAGTCCGTTATCTTTCTATTTGCCATGATTAGGTTTTAATTACATACATTAAAGCGACGTTTCGTGGTCTTGTTTCAGATCCACCAGTGCTTTCAGTTTCCTTGTCAGCGGCGACACAATCATTGTCACCTCCTTTCCACCAACGATAACCACCATTTGCGTCGGCTTGTTGATCTATATAAGTATGAGTATGAGCTTTTAATTCATCAGCCTGAGTTGAACCAAGTGTTCTTCCTGAATCAACCCCTCTTGAATTATCCCAACCTCTTATAAATTCCCCCCGGAGGTCGGGCAAATTGAACGTGGAACTACCATCGCCTGCTCCAAACGTGGTCGAAATTGTGCTGAATAATGTTGCATAAGTGCTTCGACTAACAGCAGCTCCATTGCACTCTAAGAATCCAGTTGGAACTGTTGATGTTCCCATTGCATAAATAGCACCTGTTGGAGTACCTCCTCCAAGGTTTATCCATGCTGATCCGTCATAAGCCTCGACTTGTCCTAACGTACTATTTACACGAGTGTCTCCTGTGGCTGGAGATCCCGGTCTTTGTGCAGTAGTCCCAACAGGCAACTTTAATCTTGAAGTTCCTGAGCAAGAAAGCTCAGGGGTTGTAACGGTTCCTGTGAATGTAGGTGAGGCAACAGTGGCATGACCCATTTCAGCGGTATCACTAGCCCCTAATTCAATCCAGCCATTATTTGCCTCGTTCCTGAGCTTAATTTTGTTATTAGTTTCATCTATCCATAATTTTCCAGCAACAGTTGTTGAAGGTTCTGACGTACCACTATTTGTTGATTGAATATCTCCTAAAACATTATTTAAGTCGCTACGGAATGTCGCGCCATTTGCATTTGCCAGATCGTAATCATGTGTGTTGCTCATTTAAGAAATCTCCTTACCGAATCCAGAAGCACCCCAGACAAAGGGGCGAGCAACGGCTGAACTACCATTCTTGAATGTTACTTGAAAACCTGTGCGACTCAAGCTTGTAACCTCATAAAAATCACCTGATTGTTGAGTTGTTGGATTAATAACCACGCTTGGAGTGTTTTTAAAGGGTTTAGCAAACGAAACTGTATAAGTACTAGAGCCTGTCGTAACAGGAGTAGAAATTGATTCAGTTCTTCCTTGTAATTCTACCGTCGCTCCTAACTCTGTGACCTTAATGTTTTGGTTCGTGTCTGAACTTGTCAAAACTGCTTTGTATTGAATACCCCTAGCACGTACTAAAACATTAGTTAATTCCTGCCAGTCGCTCCATGTTGGAGACCCAGAAGGATTGTCACTTGTCGTTCTGATGTAGACAGCCCCATTGCATTTGTCTGCACTGGCAGCTCCTACTGCATCAATATCTCCCCATGAGTCGATTGAGTCTGTTCTTGAGTCCCAAAGGCTGTCTATTTGATAACTACTTGCTTTAATATTTCTTTTTAGATTTACATCGTATACATGTGACAGATCAGTACTATTAGCAAAAGCATATTCACCACTAGTACTAACTGCGCTACTAGATTCTGTAAGTTTTAAAGCATCAAGTGAAGCATCATAAATAGTATTTGTTTTAGAGCCTGTAAAGTTTGCTGTATGTTCATCAACAGTTTGAACAACAAGACGCTCAGAAGGTGTTGGTAAATCAACTGTAATCCGCGTAGAGTTCCAATCTGAATCAGAACTTCCGGGCGTTGGGGATTGACGCCCACCATCATCCTCAAACTTTAAGAGATAGGTTCCACCCAATATTGGGACTTGTTTTTGTGTCTGTGATCCTGTTGCTTCAATTCCAATATCTTGCGCTGTATTCCATTGCGCTCCACTTGTTAAAGTTGAATGCCTGATTAATGTTTTTCCTCCTAAGATTACGTCTAATTCACTAGCTCTTGTCCAGCTTAAAATTGCACTAGATTCATCAATAGGAAGCAACGTGATCCCAGATACTTGTGCAGGTAAAGCTGTTTTACCTACAGCGGAGAATGGATTCAAAGAAGCTGGTGACGCTGAACGCAACCCAGAAGCACTAAGGCTATAGACTTCAATCGTGTAATTACCTGAAACAGTATCTAAAATATCAAATCCTTTTGTGCCTTCAACAGTCCTGCTTTCCCAGTTGCCGCTTTCATATCTCCATCGGATGTAAACATTATCAGTAGAACTTGTCCAGCTTAATTGAATTTTAACCCTTGCAATTCCTGTATTTTCGTAGATAGTTTCTTCAGCGACTAAACCATTTGGAGCTGCTGGAGGAATATCTAAATTTGTAATATCTCGTGTTGTAAGGGCAATGCCATCTTCAATATGAGAATATTTCCCAGCGTTGTATTCAAGCGCAGTGATTGTATATGTATTTCTTTCAGACTCTTCTACGCTAATAACACGCCAAGTTGATGAGGCAATAGAGGTTATTTCATATACAAAAATACTATTAGCGTTAGGAGCCGAGCTGAAAGCAGATGAGACTGTGATGACAGCACCAGAAATTCCACTGACATCTCTCTTCTCAACAGAATTGTCAGACAGAATTACAGATAATGTTGAACCTGCTGAATAAGTCAGGTCAGTAGAAGAATCAGCGGTAATAGCAGTTGTTGTAGCACTTTTAATCCTTCCAGCTTTTCTTTCGCCAGCCTTTACAGGATCAGCAATTTCTATAATTTGTCCAGGTCGAACAGTTACGCCAGCCTCAAGAGAAGCCACAAAAGAAACAGTATTTCTTTCTATGTTTTCCATATATAAAGTCCATTTCGCTAGTCGATTAGCTTGCCCTCTTGACGTACATGCAAACGCATCAATATTACGCACGACTGATCCGTACCTTGCCTGATTTGCTGTGTCAACAACCTCTTCATACTGAACATCTCTTAAATCAAGATCCAAGTATTTAGCAACAACAACTGTCGGTCTTGTTTTCTGACTGGAATTAGAATAAGTAAAACCCGGAGGCAATACATTTGCCAATGTAAATAAATAACTTGCATCTGCTGGGCTGTCTTGAGTAATCGTCATTGCCCCAGCCGCCCAGTAAGGCATACCTCTAAAAACGCTACATAATTGTGCGACTAAGTTATAAGCTTCGGTAGCATTTTGAATGCTGACATTGCAAGAAAAACGAGGTTCAGTTGCACCTGTTCCTGTGCCGTCATCTATCTGTTCAGAACAATATTGACTTACTGTATAAAAAGAAAAGACATCTAAATCCCCTGAAGCCAAGTGATCTCCAAGTCCATAGCGTGAGGACGTGAGCAAATCGTATAAGCACCAGCTTGGATCATTTGTGTACTGTGCTGCACCTAATGTTCCGTTAAATGTTCCGGTATAAGACAAACTTCCATCAGATCTTACTGTTGCATTATGAGGAATTTTAACTTTAATTCCTTTGACACGATATTGCCTAGTAGGAATAGAATTGAACTGCTCTGCATCTAACCGTAAGCCAATTAAAGCAGAATTGTTATAAGTTCTTGAATCATAAGTGATTTCAGTATAAGTATTCCATTGAAATGCATTTGATAATTTACTGCTAGTACTATCATCAGTAACTCTTGTCACTTTTATATTGACTGGGAATGCACCACTTAGATTTATTAAATAATCTCTTTGGTATAAATCACCCGTTCTACCTTTAATTGTTCCTGCATTACCTGAGACAACTGTTGCATAACTTCCGCCGTTATATTGAACTGCTATAGATAATTCAATTTCAGTGCCGTAAATATCTCCTTTATCACTAAGTTCCTGCAAAGATGGGATAGAAATTGTAACTTTAACAGCATCAACATCACTATCTGTTATTTGAATAACTCTTGGAGTTGCTTTTTCTATTGTTGTATATCCTGTGCTTTTTACAGTAGAAGTGTTTTCAGTTATAGGAATATTTGTCTGACTTGATGTTCCTGTTCTTGCTTCCCAAGACACATCTTTAAAGTTATAAGTTCCATCGTCTGCTTGAAGAGGCGTGTTGTTGATATAAATAGATTTAGCTCCATCGGTTAATCCCTGTATCTCTCCTTCTCCGATAAGGTCTAATACTTTTGCAAATTGTTTTGAGTCAAGGTTATCTTTGGCTTCAGTTGGAGTTCCACCTCCACCTGCACCGCCTTTACCTCCGCCTCCGCCTCCAGATCCAATAACAAGGCTCATACTTCTACCTGCACAGTGTCAATTGCAGCCGAGATAACGACAGATCCAGTCATAGTCTCTCCATAAATTACAGGAACAGCAACACCAGCTTTTGATGTGTTTTGGATTCCACTGAAGCTAAAAGATCGCCGTGGGTCTTGTTCTTCTTCTCCTATTTTGGGAACAGGAGTCAAAAGACCAGCAACACCACTTAAAGCTAATGCAACACCAATACCTCCAACGACTTGAGTTAAAGCAACGGCTTCCCCGCCAAAAGTTCCTATTGATGCATTTGCAAGGAAAGCAGGATTAGCAAGTGCTACTCCAATCAATGCAACTCCTAAAATAATCCTTGTCGTATTACCTCCTGCTCCTCCAATAACAGGGATGATTTTTATATCATTTTGTCCAGAAGGATGATGTAATTCATCCTTATCTACTTCCCAATTATCAACAACAACTTTGTAATGTCGATCTGCCATATGTACCTTTAATGAAGGCCAATTAGCAACTAAAAACCTTATCGCTTCCGCAGGCGTTGAAACTTCTGCTTCCAAGACGCGATGACCTACAAATTTTGCAAGCTCTCCATATAATTTGACCCTACGGAGCATAACGAATCCTCTTTCCTGTACATTTTAATAGCCATTCGTCCAAAAGGTCACGGCTTGATAATCTGTTTTGCAAATGATGGAGCAAAAGT